GGACTGGCCGCCTGACTCCGGCTCTCGCGGTAGCGTAACGGCCGGATCTAGGCTACAATTGGAGAGAGCTACCGGAGCCCTAGGGAACAGGGATATGACGGGTGCTGAGAGGACTTCCGGCCCGTTCCGTCCGCGTAAGGCAGCCGCTCCGGCCTCCGGGCCGGTATAGAGCAGAGTGGGCAGCCCCCACCGAGTGCGGTTCCTCCCTAGGGCTCCGGCCCAGACGGAAGGCGACATGACGTACTACCACGCGAGCCCGGCACGGCTAGCAGACGGCGAGCTAGTCTCCATAGGCTTTCCCGCGAACTTTGCGGATGAGCCGATGGAGCATGTGTTCTTTTCCGACAACATGACGGCCGCTGAATACTGGGCGGATTTCCTTGGTAACGAGGAATTTGCCGAAATTCTCGGCTACTGGCGGGATGTGTATATCTACGCGGTAGAGCCCACGGGCTCGTATGAGCCCGATCCCGAGAATGACTACATGGGAGTAGAGGGCTGCTATCAGACGGCGAGCCCGCTCCGGGTTATCAGCCTTAAGGCAACGCAGAAAGGACAGTAACATGACAGAGCAATTCCACGAGGGCGACGTTATCCCGGAATGGGGTGACCGTCCGCTCTCCGCATCGGAGGCGGCCGACCTTAACGAGCGGGCTGGCACTCCGGCCGGACAGGCGTACATCGCCAGCCTTCACAAGATCACGTCTCCGGCCGAGACGGCTCGCGTTAAGCGGGCTCGCGCGTACCAGGAAGCCCAGAAGGCCCTGGACGGCCTCCCGTACCGGCGCGAGGCAGATGAGATCATCCATCTGGTATTCGAGGCCCGGTACAACGGCCCGCTCCGGACGCGATCGGTAGCGGAATACCTCGCGGCGCACTTCCAGTACCGGACTCCGGAAGGCCCACAGGCTCCGGTATGAGCGAGCCGGATGAGGATGAGGTTCCGGAGCTACTGGCTCCGGGCCTCATCTTTGTATCAGCGAGGGATTACGAGCCGGTGTGCTGCAGGTTCTGCCACGCGGAATACGCGAACATCGACTTCATAGCGGGGCACTTTGTTATGTGTCCGGCCCGGTTCCGGCGCGGAGGATTGAGCGGCGGATAACTTCCGTCCGGAATTCATCCCATCCACCAGGAGTTGGTATTGCTGATGTATCTGGATCCGGTGAGTATACGTTCAGTACTTTTACCACTAGTTCAGAGTCACCGGCCTTAATCCAGTCGCTACAGAGCCTGAAAGCGAACCGGTTTGCATCATCTTCGCTCTCGAAAGGGCCGTATGTAGTAGGCCATTCCCAGTCCAGCCCTCCGGAGAGCGGTTTTACCGCTACTATTAGCATTTTATCTCCTGGTTTTCATAGGGTAAATTTCATAGGGTAACGTTACCCTATGGTCCGCTTTCTCGCTCTATATATCTTACGTGAAAATAGGGGGTTTATATATATAAAGAGGCTCCGGAGGGACGCTCATAGGGTAATTTTACCCTATGGAAATTACCCTATGATTTTATCATTTTCCGGGCCTCCTGTAATAATCGACTGAACGGCCCTGATATGTGTCATTCTCCATGATTAGCAGCTTCAGCGAGACCAGTTCAGGCAGCACTTTCTGTAGGATTTCCCGGTCAGCGGGCATTTTCTTCCCGAGTGCGCCTCTTGATATACGTCCGGTAGCCGGAACGTGACTCATAACAAGCCTTGCTACTCGTTTCTTCTGCTCTAGCTCGCGTGAGTCTTCTGCGGCTGTCTGCTTGATACCTTCTGCCTTTCCCTGGGCCCAGGCCTGTCCGTATCGCTTCTGTTCTAGCTCGTGCTCGCAGCGAGCCCGGATCATATCCGACTTCCGCATTGCGTAGGCTGCGAGGTCCCAGTCTTCCTCGGTAATCTCAGTACGCATAGCGAGTAGGGCGAGGCCTGCGGCAAATTTCTCCTGCGTGTAGAGTGCGTGACCTCTGAGCTTATCTCCGTTTCCGCGTAGGTTCTGTTTCCGGTTCAGCTTGATTTCTTCCTCCGCTTTCGCGCAGATATCCATTACCTGAAGTGGCTTGGCTGCTTCGACATCGAGTTCATCAAGCTCTCGCGGCAGCGTCCATTCGAGCGAGGCTGGCCTATCGGGCTCGCTATCCGGTGCGTATGGATCGGTAGCGTCAAGGAAGAACCAGCGCTGCGCGAATCCGGAGCCGGTATCGTTGAGGATAATGCTTGACTGTTCTGGCTGGACTCCGGCGATAAGTACGCCACGGTATGAGTATTTAGGTATGATGATCCGCTTATCCTGGCCGCCATAACCAAAGCCTAGCGTCTCTCCACTGAAGAACTTACGTAGCTCAGCCGTGAGTGTTGCGCCGCCTCGCTCGACTATGGCTGTGAATGTGTCTATCTCGTAACAGGTGGGGATTGAGGTATAAGCGCACCGGGTAAGGCCGGTGTCTCTGCGCCAGTAGCCGTAGTTCTTGGCTAGGCCCTCGCCACTTCCTAGTGGGATGCGGTCGGGCCTCATTAGCAGTGCTGGCTCACCGTATGTGACAGCATCCTCAGCGACGGATGATGCGCCACCTTTACCGGCCGATGAATTGCCGGTTAGCGCGATAAGCATATTGAGTGTGCCGTATCCGGCGATGATCCGTGGCAGTACGAATGTCGGTGGTACGCGGGCTATGACTTCAGCTAGGATCTCTCCGAGTAGGGCCCATGGTGAGACCTGCTGGGCTTGCGCCCACTGCCGGATAATCGCAAGATCCTTCCGCGCGGTCCAGAATGCCTCTTCTGCGGGTGGCGCTTCCCTGCCGACAACTACCGGCTCGACTTCCCGGATACCGGCAAGCTCATCCTCGGTAGCGTCTGGGATAATCGGCCTGCCGTGCCTCAGGTACCGGCCGTCACGGTACTTGTCAATTAGGCCGTTGATGTGCCTGTCTGGGTTCCCTCCGCGAGCAGGGTACCATGGGTCATCCGGATCGAATACCGGCACGGACGGCAGGAAGTTCCGGAGCGTGTCCCTGATCGCCTCCGGAGGCCATCCTGCAAACTCGTATTCCTCGGTCAGCCGCAGGAGCGCTGTGCGCTGCTCTCCGGCCTCTGCGGCTAGGACTGCGGCCTGAAGCTCCTGTGGGCTCCTGCGGCCGCTCCGGGCCGTTCCTGGCCCAGTTATGCGCTCAGCGTCCCACGGTAGCTCTAGGAAGGCCTGTGACGGCTCGTGGTACCACGGGGTAGCCTCCGGCTGGACAGGCGAGATCCACCGGTAGCCGCGAGGCTCGCCGGAGTCGCCCGGAGCCTTACTCGGCCGGATCGTAGGCGCGATGAACACGAATCCGGAACGGGCCTGGAGATCGATTCCGGGCAGCAGCTTACAGCGGGTCACGCCTTGAGCAGGAATCAGGAAGTGGAAGCCGTGCGACGGCGTGGCCTGGATGCCGAAGATGACCGGAGGGTCATCCGCGAGGCGCGAGAGCAGGAGCGGCCAGGACTCAAGGCCGCCATTCCGGGGATCAACGTCAACGACATCGAATACGGAGCCGCATACAGCCCCCAGGCCCCATCCGGGCTCCCACCGGTCAATAGCCGAGTAGCTAATATCACCGGGCTTTGTGTTCTGCCATCCGAATGCCTTTGCGGGATTCCCGCTAGCATCGAGCTTACAGCGGAAGATAGGCACACCCATTCCGGCCAGAATCCGTGCGACATAAAGATCCGGGTTTCCTTTTACGGAGCCGTCCGCTATACTCATGATCGGTGGTCCTTTCTCGGTGGAGAGAGACTGTTGAGGCTCCGGCTGTGGGATGCGGCCGGAGCCTCTATCTTACTCCTGTGAGCGATGTCATTCTAGGGCTCGCTTCCGCTTTCCGGCCGCGTAGGGTATTCTCGTTTTAGTGCGGCGGCAGCGCCCAGGGTTATCGCCTTTCACTGGGCCCACGCACGATTTGCCGGCCGGTCAGGGCGTCGCCTCCCTGGCCGGCCTGGCGCTCCTGAGGCGAAAGGCGGAAAGGCTGGGGATAGGCGATGACCGCAAGGAACATTCACGTAATGGGCATAGACCCTGGAGGCACTACGGGATGGTACGTGGTTACCGTTCCGCGCTACAGCATTTTTGCCGGGCATCCTCCGGAGGTACTGGAGTATGACTGGGGCGAGTTCACCGGCCCGGAGGAAGTTCAGGCAACCGAGATCGCGCGGCTTATCCGTGAGGTCCAGGGAATCGAGTACAAGGCTGGCCCTGCCGTGATCTGCGAGGGCTGGACGATTGACCCTACATACAAGTCCACGGACCCAGATCAGCTCAGCCCCATCCGGATAGGCGCGATGCTCTCGCTACTCCGGCATCAGGGGAAGCTAGGCGACGCAACCCTCACGTTCCAGGACCGCTCGCTAGCAAAGCAGGCGTACACGGATGAGCGGCTCCGCTCGCGTGGGCTATGGGTAGAGGGAAGCGAGCATATCCGCGATGCGTGCCGGCATGCGTTTACCGGCCTCCGGCGAGCCCGCGAGAATACTGAATTTGCGAAGCAGCTATGGCCCTACCGGGCCTTGTGGACCGTCGATTTCCCGGAGGAAGCGAATGCCTAAAGGTGCGAAGTGGTGTAACTTCTGCGGCAAGACCGTACCGGAAAGCCATGACGTTAATCACGAGGATGAGCGGACGGATAGCCTGAGGCAGGAACTGAAGGCTGGTAGCGTCTGGATTCCTGACGTCGTAGTGATCGGCTCCGGCGAGTGGGATGAGAATAGAGGGCACGCGCGGTTCATCGGAGGCTGGATGGAATCGACCGGTATGTGAGTAGGGCCTCATAACGGGATGCGCGGGCAGCATCCCATCCGGAGCCCGGTAGGCGGCTGCCACCCCCAGCGCGCGGCCTACCGGGCTCGCTCTGCGTAGGGTATACTTGCGCTAGGCTGTCCGAGGAATGAGGCCGCTGAGCGCCACTGGTGGGTGACGCGAGTAGGGAACCCAGCCGGGAAAGATCCGGCCAGGCCGTACGCGGTGGAGGCATGAATGGGAAGGGTGGATTGAACCAGGGAAGGTGCACTGGTACCTGGGGATAGCTAGGGCAGCTGGCCGGAGGCCCGGAAGGCGAGAGCCGACCGGGCCTCATTCGTTACCAGAGCGTTACTTCCATGTGCACTCGACTCCGGCTCTGGAGTCCGGTAGACTTGGGGTATCCGAGAGAAAGGCGACGAAAATGGCGGAGAAAGCTAGGCTGATCGAGGTGCCGGGAACGTACCGGCGCGAGATCGCGTATCTTGACCTTGAGACCTATAAGGTCCCGTGCGCGTGGTGGTCTCCGGCCGGAGAGTTTCTGGGCCGTAGGTGGTCGGCCTTTATGGCCGGCGTGACGCTAGCCGATGGCCGGATTGCTATCCTGAGCGATGGCCTCCGGATGCTGACCGGAGAGGGTGATGAGCCTGGGTTCCTCCGGCGTATCTCTGAGGTGATCGATGGCCGTCCGGTGACCTACCGCGCTACCCGGAAGTTTGACGAGATGATTCTGAAGGGCCGGTATACCTACGCGAGGCGTGGGCCTGCCCCGGAGCCGTTTTATTACGCGATGCCCGGTGCGGAGGACCTGACGTGGAACTGCGAAAGGCCCGACCCTACGGGATTCTGGGAGAATGTCCGTGAGCGCGAGCTTGACTCCGCTCGCGTTTCCGAGACGTTCGCCTCTGACTCCGCGCTAGTCGCGGTTCACCTCCTGCGCGACGTCTGCGAGCTGATCGGCGCTTACGGCGAGCCCGATGACGAGTGCGCCCGGTGGCTCGTGGAGGTACTCCGCGATGAGGAAGCTGCGTTTGCGGCTCTCTACGGCGAGGGATGGGGCGAGACCATGGGGTTTGTTGCCCCGTAGAAAAGTTCAGGAAACGGGTAGCGTCTCCCCCAAGCGTGGGGTATAGTTGGTCTTGTTGGGGGAGACGCCCCCAGGCGACGAAAGGCGAGAAAATGACCGAGACCCAGACCAAGCCGGAGCCCGTGGACGCTGAGCGTAAGGCGAATGAGGGCGTTCTGGCCGGCGTGCTCCGCGAGGACACCGAGACCAAGCCTGCGGTTTCTGCGCGGCGTGGGCGGCGTGCCACTCCGGAGACCAAGACGGCTGTCAAGCCCGCGACTCGTACGCGGAAGGCTCCGGCGACTCCGGAGACCAAGACCGGCAAGGCTCCGGCGAAGGCTCCGGCGAAGACCACGCGGAAGCCTGCGGCCGCCAAGCCGGAGGCGAACGGTGGGACCTCCGCTCGCGAGGTCAATCAGGTCCTGGCCCGCGAGCTGATCGACCTCGTGGCCGGCCACTTCAAGGGTCACTCCAAGGCTGACCAGGAGAAGATCGCGAACTGGCTGAAGGTCCTTCCGACCGGAGGCGCGGCATGGCAGCGCTACTGGCCGAAGGGCTTTGCGCGGCCGACCACTTCCGACTGGCGCAAGCCGGAGTAGAGGACTCCGGACGGAATGCCGGGCTCTTTCTGGAGCCCGGTATTCCGGTGTCCGGTACGATAGGCGAGGCACCTGGGCCTCCGGCGCTACTCCAAGGTCGGCGGATGGGAGGCCCGGAGCCGCGCAATGGGGCGCGGAGCCTACCGAGATGAGGTGGGCGCACGTTTTCCGGGGAATGGGCGTGCGATGGGTGGGAGAGATCCCGCGTGTAGGTAGGCTTGCCCCGTACGTACGGAGTGCGTAGCGAGAGCCTTGTGGGCCCTGGCTAGGCGTTCCGTCCGGGAACGTCCAATCGCAGAAAGGCGAAATCATGAATCACAAGCGGCTCTCCCTCACCGGCTGGGAATCCTTCTGGTACATCCTCGGGAACATCCTGACCCTGGGCCTTCCGTACTTCAGCAAGATCGTGCGCAAGAAGGCACTGATCGACGTCTGGAACGCGGAGTACATCGCGCGGCTCCACGACTCACGGCCGCAGGCCCAGTCATGATCGCATACGACACGGGAAGCGCGGAGCCCACGCGTAAGCGCATCGATGTCCGGTGGGTAGTTATCGGAGCCGGAGCCCTCGCTGCGGCTCTCGCGCTGGCTCTGGGGCTCGTATTCGGGCTCTCGGCATCGCGCTTCCCGGTGAACGCGCGTAGCATCGTCTCCGGCGACGGCTACAAGGTCATCAGGACGCTCAGCCCGGCAGAGGTCCGTACCGAGATGGCGCAGGACAAGAGCCAGGACGGCCAGATGGCCGCGAGCATGATCAGCGGAGACGCTGCGGCCGGCATCAAGGGAGACCAGGCGGAAGCCGCAGTTGGGATCTCCGACACGGGCAAGGCCCTGCTCCCGCCGCTCCTGGCGATAGCAGCGGCCTCCGAGAAAGACATCAGGATCAGGGTCGATGGCAACTATCTCGTGATCTCCGGCCCTGCCAGCAAGCTCGCCGGAAACCCGTTCGCCAATCTGGGAAACGGGTAGACGCCGGAGCCCGTCTGGGGTTATACTTGAGGTGTTGGGGCTGAGGCCAGAACCAGCCGGGATGCCGGCAACAGGGTAGCGGGAAGGCCCGTGGCAGGCCCCAATAACAAGGCGACGAAAGGCGATTCGATGACTAACCTGGTAATCGGTGTCCTGCTAGGCGTTCTGCTTACGCGAGGATACCAGGACGTCATGCGTAAGCTCCGGCGTAGGCTCCGGAAGGCGCGCGTTGTCGGCCGTATCCGTGGCGGGAGGTGAGTCCTGTGATCGAGTTTGTCTGGGACTTTATCTACCAGGCCCTGGCTCTCGCGTTCCACTGCGACGGAGACCAGAACCATCTCTTCCAGCATCTACTCAAGATCTTCATCCGGCTCCGGAAGGCGGCAATGGTATGAACGCTGAACTGATCCGCGCGAGAGCGGCTATCGGCTACCTCGCGAGCCTTCCGGGCCAGGACGCCATGCTAGTGGTCGAGATGGCGGAGACGATGCTTGAGGACATCATCCTCAACGGCGAGCTAGGCGATATGCTCGGCTACGTCAAGCGCTACTGCGACGTGGTAGACGGCCCGGACCAGGCGAGGCTGGTCGTGCTCGGGATCACGGAGAGCCTGGAGACTCCGGAGCCTCCGGGCGGGATAGACCTGGACACCGGCCGCTCGCCGCAGGACGACTGGCTTGGTTAGACTTCCGGCCCTGCGAGGGTGTGGGTCGCCGGAGGCCGTAGAGCCCGGTAGGTTCGCCTACCGGGCTCGCGGTCATCCGGACTCGCCCCATTCAAACCGCGCGCAGCGAGCCCGGTCAAGGCCGTCCTGGGCCCAGTCTGGGATTCCGAACGGGAAGCCATCGGTCAGATGGGCGGCAAATTCCTCCGTTGTCTCTACCGCGACTCGCGGACGGTCCAGAGGGCATCCGGGCTCCGGCCGCCACGGTACGCCCCAGAGCCGTCCGTGGTAGTGGAGCTGGACGGGCCAGAGGATGCTCCGGAGCCTGGGTATGTCGCCAAATATGGCTAGGTCGTTACCGGAGCCGCACGCCGACATCCCGCAGGCGAGAGCGTGAATCCTCCGCATGCCGCTGATGTCAAGGAATCCCTTGGCCTCTGCCCACTGTCCCGATACCGGGAGCCAGAAGTCTGGTAGGTAATTGATGTTGCCTCGCGGAGTCGTGACGCTGAATCCCTGGATCTCGTAATCCCATTCAATCCCGCATTCGTCAAAGAACACGGCCCATCTCGCTTCTAGCCGCGAGCGGAACCGGTAGCCTCTGTATCTTGTCTCTATCGGTTTAATCGTCATGACGGTAGGATACCGGAAACGCTAGTTTCCGGAGGGAGCAATGGACCGGGTAGAGGAAATCAGGAAGCACGAGGCAATAGCCGACCGGAATGACGCCACGACAAGCGAGCACCGGTGGATAGCTGCGCAGCTTATCTGGGAGGAAGTCAATGAAGGCAAGTCGCGGCGTCAGCTGGGGCAGGAAATAGGCAAGAGCCATACGCACGTCCGGTATATGTTCAACTGCTGGGACCTGGTAGGCCGGAAGCTTGGCGGGCTCGATGCGGACGGAGGGCTGCCCAGCTTCAACGAGATCTACAATTCAGTAGAGGTCCGTGGCGACCCAGGCGAGGGCTCCGGGAAGGGCAGCGCCGGAGGCCGGCACCGGGAGCCAGAGGACCACTCAGCGCACGGGCTGGTGATGACGGCCTCCGGTGCGATCAGTGAGATAGCGGATAACCCTGCATTCTGGGCAGTGATGTCGGATGAGGACTGGATCATAATCCGTGAGCTTCCGGCCGTTATCCGGGCTCTACTCCGCGATTCGGGCAGGTAATGGTTCCATAACCGGATTCCTCTAGCCATTCCCCTGCCCCATCCGTATACTTGGCCCATAGCCATGGGGCCGCCATAGCGAAAGGGAAAGGGATATGTGGAAGTCGGTCAGGCGAGCCATTGACGTAATCGTGGGTGGCTTCCTATGGCTAGTCGTGCTGGTGCCTATCCTAGGCGTCTCGGCATACTCGCTCTACTACATCGGCCGGTATCTGGGCGCGCCATGGTTCATCGCTATCGCGTTCAGTACGTGTTTCGATGGGGTGGCGCTATTCGCGGCGCGAAAGTCTGTCGATTACGCCCAGGCTGGGCTATCGGGTAGCTTTCCAAAGTTCGTTGTCCGCCTATTCGCGTTCACCGCAGCCTTCCTCCAGACGCTCCATGCCCGGATCGATCACGAGCTACCGGGCTCCTGGATCATGTGGGCAGCGCTACCGATAGGTGCGATGGTCGTTTACGAGATCCACATACGGTGGGAGAAGCGGAAGGCTCTTGCCCGTGCCGGATCGATCTACCCGTCACCGCTGCCTAGTTTCGGCGTGATGGCGTGGCTACTGTTCCCGCTCTCGACTCTTGGCAAGCTCCGGGATATCACGATTGCCAGGAGGGATGCCCTTGTGGCGGCCGCCACTACGGTCGTGAATGACTTCCGGCGCGAGGCCGACCGTGTCAGGAACACACGCGAGCGGGTCAGCGAGCCCGCTCCGGCTCCGCAGGAGGCCGCAGATCCAGCCGTAGTCGAGCCAGAGAGCGTCCTCAGGGAGCATCGCGAGCATCGCGAGCAGCGTCGGGCCTCCGGCTACTCCGACACCCGTACGCGCCACTCTGGGTCGCAGAGCCCGCATTCTCCCGTGCGCCATATCCGCGACTGGCTCCGGACTCAGCCGGAGTGGAAGGACAGGGTAGGTACGCACGGCCGTATCCTCCCGGAGGGAGTGGACGCATACTACGCCGCTCATCCGGATGAGGAGCGGAGCGGCTGATGACTACTGATTATGTCCTGCGGCATCTTCACGTTCAGTGGTGGGTCCCGTTTGTGATCTGGTTCGGGCTTTACACCTTCATGGCTGCTGGGTGGATGATTAACGGCTATGCGCAGGAGTACCTAGGCTGGCGCCATCCCGGACGGCCCGGCAAGATTCATAAGGTGCTCTACCGGTTCCATACCGGGCTGCATATCCATCCGGACAAGAGTTATGGTGATGAGCGTCTGAATAGGCGTACGGCCGGAGGGAGTAGCCGTGCGACCGCAGAAGGTACCATCGTCTACTTCACGCCCCGTTCGCGGCCTTACCGGGCCGTCAGGAATAACCTGGCAGTTTTCGTTATCCTGGTGCTGCTTAGCTGTATGGCTATTGACCCGGCTGGGACCGTCCGGGCCGTTACGATCGTGATCGTGATCCTGATAACGGCCCGGATCTCCCTGGCCGTGTACCGGAAGCGTGAGAAGATCCGGAAGCTCAGTCCGGTTCACAAGCCGGCCACCGCCATGACTATCCGGGCGAAGACTGTGTTTAGCGCGGATGAGATGACGTCTGGCTCGACTCCGGTACTCGTGGAAGAGAGAGCACCGCAGCTGGAAGGCGTGCCACATAGCGTCCTGGCCGGCCTGCTCGCCTCGCGGATGGGGTGCTCTACGGCTGAGGTGTCCTCGCGGCTCCGGCTGACTCCGGAGTCGGGCTCGATTGCGCTCCCGGATACGTTCGCAGCCCTACTCAAAGAGCGGGAGCCCATCCAGGAGATCATAGAGGCGCATACGCGGGGCAAGGTCCGTTTCTCGTGGACCACTACGGAGACGCCGCGTACCCTGTCGTGGGTGCCGGTAGTCGAGCATTCGCTACCGGACAAGGTCCGCTTCCGCGATTACCTGCCTCAGCTTCAGGGCCTCCGGCCGCGCGAGCTAGGCGTGGGCGTGGTAGCTGACCGGTCGATGTACGTGAGTAGCCATAACGGCGACTCTCCGTGGCACTGCCGGTTCGCGAATTCCGGCACCGGGAAGTCCATGGGCTTCCTTATCAAGGCGGCGCAGATCTGCCACAATGATCCTGCGGCCGAAGTGTATGGTATCGATACCAAGCAGGTTTCCTTTACTCACCTCAAGGGGATTCCGCGCGTTCACATATTCGACAACCCGCAGTCGGATATGGAGGCTATCTGGAAGTTGCCATTTACGCTCGCCGGCATAATGCGCGACCGGTATGCGGCTATCCGGGAAGGCCGCGCGACTGAGCGTGACTTCAACGATATCTGGCTACTGGTCGATGAGGGCAACGATCTAGGCGCGTGCTACAAGAGCTACTGGAAGAATAATCTTGGCGAGACTACCGCGAGCCCGTCAATCTGGGGTGAGTGCGTTGGCCCGCTACTCCGGCAGGGAAGGCAGGCCCGGATCTTCGGAGAGTGGATGTTCCAGGACCTCCGGGATCAGGCTATGGGAGGCGAGAGCCTCAAAATGGCTTTCTCGGTATTCGGCGCGGCAGGCTTCCTTCCGGGGCAGTTTGCCCGGACTGTCGGGAATCCTGCTGCCGAATGTATAGAGGGACCGGGTAAGATCCTTATGTGCCGTGGAAATAAGCGGACATGGGTCCAGGGTTTCTATGATGATGAAGACTGGCTCCGCGAATACGCTCTTGAGAACCGGAGGTGAACCGTGAAGAAATGGATGCGATGCGACAGCGCTCAGATGTCTCCGGCGCTATCGGTGCTTGTTGCCATCGTAGGCATCTGCGCTATTGTCTACGTTTACCGGCGCGTCATTATCGATACGCTCCTGACGATGCTGATTGCTATCGGGCTGTTCGGGCTCGTACTGGCTGCCCTCGCGTTCGCCTTCAGCTCTATCCGGTGGTTCCGGAGGCGTGCGGCTCTCCAGCGTGCGACGGAGCCGGCAATTGCGCTTGCGGAGGCCGACCGTGCCGAGATGGCCCAGGACGCCAACTGGCTCGCCGGAGGCGTAGAGCTAGCGTTCACCCCAGACGGCAAGAGCCTCGTGGCCCGGAAGGAACAGGACAAGCCTCCGGCCTAGCAGAGTGTCTAGGGGAGTGGGGGAGGTGATGCCTAGACGTTAGCGAACCAAGGTGGCGCCAAGCGCGCCACCCCAGGTCTCAGAGCAGTAGGGAGGCCCGTCATTCACCAGACGGGCCTCCCGTTCTGATTTAATTCTGAAAATTTTCAGCGGGAACGTACCGAACATGCCATCCATGTAGTAGACTTGCCGTAGGCAATCGAGAAAGGCGAGGCGACATGAAACTGATAGCCTTCAACACTAGCTCCGGCGAAGTGGAGATCCACAAGGCCGGATGCGCGGACATCAAGCGCATGAACAAGACCCGCAAGGGCCACTGGCGTTCCGACCAGGTTGAGTTCGGGCAGACGGACTGGGCCAGCAAGTACGAATTCGCGTACGACTACTGGAACAACGGAATCCTGGAAGAGTACGAGGCCGATCACGGCGAGGGCTCGTTTGACGTGATGGCTGAGATGAACTTCCAGCCTTGCACGCGTGAGCTTCCGGACGGTGGCACTGATGAGCCTGGGTCGTACGAGGAACACCTCAGCGATCCGGAGCCCGCTCCGGTTTCCCGTGGCAAGAGCTACGCTCTCCGCGCGAGGGCTCGCGCGGCTCTGTGGGCCGGTATCGAGAATCAGCTCAAAGACTCGGTTTACTCAAGCGATCCGGAGCTTCACGCGATGATGAAGGCTCAGGCAGAGCGGGTAGCCTACATGTTCGGGATGCGCGACGACAAGTAGGCGCGAGACGGCCGGAGGCCCTAGGCGAACCTAGGGCCTCCGGCATTTTGATATCCTGGCAGGATAGCGTAGACTTGCCCTAGGCGAAACGAAAGGCGATACGATGGCGATGTCAAAGGCCGTACTCCGCGAGGAACTGATCACGATCATAATGACGGCTGCTACCCGTGGTACGGGTAACGGCGAGGTCGGCCCGGAGCAGGCGGCGCAGGTTCTTGACTACCTGGTCGCGGACGATGACGCTCCGGAGTGGGACGCGTGCGTAGCCGGTCAGGATGTGCTCCGGAAGGTCATCCGGATCTACCGGAGTATGCCGTGAGTGTTATTACGGACTGGGAATCTGGAGAGCCCTGCGAACGGCATGACCTCGCATTCTGCGCGGACTGCCTAGCGCTCGCGAAACTCCGGCGCGATGATACCGGAGTCTGGTACAAAAGCGACTGCGCTGTCCAGACGTTCATGGAGATTACCGGCGCGACGTACGAGGAAGCCGCAGCGGCCTTCCTCGCGTCTGGGTTCCGGCCCGGTCACGGTACCAGGCGCGACGTAACAAGAGCCGTATTCGAGTCGTACGGCTACACGGTTACGCGGATGTCGTACCGGTTTAAGCTTGAGGATGCGCTCCGGGCCTCGCGTTCCGGCCGTGCATTCTATGTAGGCGGCACACGAGGCCGGAAGGCCCACCTCTGGTCGGTCATCAACGGCCAGCAGTTCCGGCCGATGTACCCTCCGTTCCGGTACGAGATTTTTGAGGTTACGGCGTAGAAAGGCGAGGCCCTGCGGGGCAAGCGATCAGTACAGGTGCTTCAGAACAAGACATACAAGGTAGAGGTTCAGGGTTACGTGGACCGTCCGCGCCAGGTTCTGGTGTGGGTTCGCGGAGGTATCGGATGGATCTTCCAGGCTAGCATGGCCATCCCGGATGACGTGGATGCGGCCGTGCTAGAGCGGGAAGTGATGAGCCGTCTCCGGTAGACCGGAGAGGTACAGAGCGGGTATACTTGGGGTTATGCGGAGCCGCGCGGCTCCGTGAGGCGAAAGGCGAGGAAATGGCGAAGATCACCGCGAATGGCGCGACGGAGGCCGCGCGTATCCGGACCACGAGCCATGAGGGCAGGGTTACCTACCTCTGGGTTATGAACTCAAAAGGCACGATTCTCTGGCGGCAGACGGCTGCCTCCGGCTACGCGACCGGTTACACGGTCTACTCGCGGAGGAACAAGCCCGCTACGCGCGCCACCCTGGTGTCGGTAGCGGAGCGTATCGGCCACACGGTGACCGGCTAGAAAGGCGACGGAAGATGGAACTTAGCAAGACCCTAGAGCGTATCCGGGCTCTCGTGGCAAAGGCCGACAACCTGGAGATGCTGGGAGATGAGAACAGCCTCAACGAGGCAAAGGCCCTCCGCGAGCGAGCCGATGAGATGATGCAGAAGTACGCTGTCGAGGAATGGCAGCTGCTCCGCGATACGGACATCAGCTTCAAGCCGGAGCGGGTCAAGATCGATATAGGCGAGGAAGGCAACCTATTCCTCCAGGAGCTAGCTACCCTGGTCGATGTCGTGGCGAACTTCTGTAAGTGCTCATCCGTCTGGATGCAGGGCTCTGCTTACGCTCCGGCTGGGCGGAAGGAATACTGCTATGTCTACGGCTATGAGTCTGACCTCCGGTACTTTGAGCTGCTCGTTACTACGCTCCTGCTCCATATGACCGGCGCGATCTTCCCGTCACCAGATCCGGCTAAGACCATGGGCCAGAACGCTTACGAGCTTCACAATGCCGGGCTCAACTGGTACGACATTGCGCAGGCCTACGGCTGGGTGGAGACGGATAGCTGGGCCGGAGAGCCCAAGCACATGTACCGGAACCGTGAGACCAGGGAGCGTGCCTCCTGGGGCAGGACGGTCGGCCGGATCAAGGCCGCGTATGTGGCTGAGCTTAAGGCTCGCGGTGAGGCTCCGCTCCGGATTCCGCCATCGGGCTCCGCGAACTTCCGGCGCAACGCCGTCAACGGCTACCTCCTGACTATCCGGATACGGCTCCGGGAGATTGCTGGTAAGCGCGGAACGGGAACGGAGCTTGTGCTTGCCGACAAGTCCCAGAACATCACGGCCGCGATGGATACCGACTTCCCGAACCGTACCAAGACCAGGGCCAGGCAGTACAGCTTCAATGATACTGCCTATGCTCGCGGAGTCCGGCACGCGCGGACGGCGAACCTGAACCCTGCGGCGGGTGGGGCTCCGAGGAAGGCCCTGTGATGAAGCGGAAGCTAGCGTGGGCATTGGTGGTCTTTACCGGACTAGTCATGCTCATGCTAACCGTGCTACTCCCGTTCGTCCACCCGCTTACCTGGCATGCGTTCGGGCTCTACGGGAAGGCGATGTGTTCGTGTGGATCTCTCGGAGCCCTGGGGTATCGCTACATCCAGAGATGCGAGCGGGAAGCGGAGCGGATGCGCCGTCTGCGTGAGGTGCGCAAAAATTCCAGGGAAATTTCCGGGCCGGAGTAGCCTGGCAGTCGGTGCATGGAGTAAACTTGGGCTATGCGGCCGGAGAGAAGATCCGGCGAGGCGACGAAAGGCGAGAAAATGGCGATTCGGTGTGGGAAGGGCCACGAGCACGAGACTGTCGCGGAAGTCCGCGCGTGCTACGCGGTGGGCGGTGGCGAGGGCTCCGCTCCGGCCGTCCGCTCCAACAAGTTCGCGGGAACCTGCGTCAAGTGCGGGCACCGCGTAGAGGCCCAGGCTGGGCGTATCGAGCGGAACGCTGAGAGCGGGTGGGACGTATTCCACCTTGACGGTACGTGCCCTGAGAAGATCGCGGTACCGGAGACGGCGATGGCCGGCCTGCGGGCTCCGGCCTTCCGCGAGGACTTCAAGAACATTCCGGCCGGACACTACGCGACGGCGAGCCTGACCGGCAAAAACGACTACGATTTCTGGCGGGTGGACTGCCCGGCTGAGGGCCGGTGGGCCGGCAGGATATTCGTCAAGCGGATCATCGGCGGCAAGCCGGAGGCTCCGGTGCGCGGTGCTACCCGGTTCGGTGCGCTCTCCGCGATCATTACGGAAGGCATCGAGGTCTGCGGGACTCGCTACGGAGTCGAGCTGGGCCAGTGCCGGAAGTGTAACCGGCATCTTACCGATGAGACCTCGCGGGCTCTTGGGATCGGGCCTGACTGCCGGAGCCAGGGTGCCTAGAAACTCGCGGACGATGGTCGTCTATCTGCTCCATTACCGGGAGCCGATAGGCGACCTCTCGCGTCCGCGTATGTTCGCGCAGCACTACGTGGGCTCGTACTGGAGCGAGAGCCGTCTGACCTCTCACCGGAATGGTACGAGCGGCGTGCCTATCGTTGCGGAGTTTCACCGGCGAGGCATCCCGTTCGTGGTTGCCAGGATCACTCCCGGAGGGAAGACCCTAGAGGCTCGTATCAAGACCAGGGGGCACTTCCGCGAATACTGCCCGGAGTGCGTAGCCGTTCCGAGGAATGGCCGGCTGTGGGGAGATCTAGTGCGGCCGGATGGAGTCCGGTAGAATACCGGTAGGACTACTGAGAAAGGCGACTGAGATGGCTAGCACGGGCCGGAGGGCAAGAGGCGCTGAGGATGCTGAGCTTATCCTCAGGGCGATGAGAGGCGAGCTTACCTCGCGGGAAATGGCGATGATTGGCTTTGCGCCCGATACCAAGGCCGTCATCATCCGGGTAATCGAGCTGAGCCCGGTCCTGGAGGAAGCGGTACTTGAGATAGCAGACCTCTGCTACCGAGACGGAATGGATGCGACATGAAGCGTATCAGCGACACCGAGGTTCAGCTCACGGATGACGAGATGATCCTGAGCGATTTCTACCAGTACCTGCGGACGGAGCGTGGGCTGACCGATGAGCAGGTCATGGCCTACCTTGAGCGGGTGTCTTCGCTTGCTGGCCGGCTGATCCACGGCGAATTCCTCGCCTACCTGACGGACGGTGAGCCGCTCGCGTCGGGCCGGTGCGAGATGGCTCCGGAGTCGCCCATGCCGGAAGGGAACGTGATCGAGTGGACGGCCGGAGGCCGGAGTTTCCGGCTCGTGGAAGGCCGTGAGTACAAGATCGTGACTATGATCCCTGGCGTAGAGCGGAAGCCTCGCTACTCGCGTATGCACTTCATGGGCCAGCAGTATCCGGGCCGTACCGGGCCGGGCAGCACGCTTCAGTTTAGCGGCCGTGGCCCGGATCGTACGCACTCCGGGAAGTACTGCGGAACGGCCGGAGTCCCAGTCCGCTCCATCCTTGAGGTGGAGGAAGTCGAGCGTGACGTGGCCGCTCGCTACGCTTTCCAGCGGCAGCCGGAGCCGGAGGCCGCTAGGCGAGATGGGAGGTGATTTGATGAGCAACTCTCAGGGCGCCAACCTGGGTAATCCTAATGGCGCTGGCGTAGGCTCCGGGAGCGAGGACACCACCACGGTCGGTATCCTGAACCTGGGTCTCTTGCGGATCAGCCCGCTGGACCGCAAGACGGAGCAGGGCAACTAGTACGGCAGGACCGGGCTCCGCGCGGGAGCCCGGTCCATTATTATCGAAAGGTTATGTCATGGCACAGATTCCAGTCATCAAGGGTGGAGCCGATAAGGGCACGGTTCAGGCCGCTCTCAAGGCCGCAGGAGGCGACGTAGAGCGGCTCATCGACATCGGCCCGCATACGGTCCTGGTGGTGAACTATGCGGGCTTCCCGGTAGAGCGCTGGACCAAGAAAGCCTGGCGTAGGCCCGGCAGGAACGGCCTGAAGCCGTGAGGACACGGATTGAGGGCCTACCGGAGGGCCTGCGGCCGTCTCCGGCTATTCACCATATCCGGTTCGCTAGGATCGATAAGGGCACCCTGGTATTCGAGTACGTACCTCAGATATGCGGTCATACTATCTGGCCGTATACGGAGAACAACACCTGCGTCCTACCTCCGCATATCTCCGGCGACCATAGGGATGCGCGAGGCCGGAAGTTCGGCATTACCGGCTACCTGGAGAAGATATGACCGTCTACATACCGACCATGAGCCGGTACGACAACCTGATGAAGATAGTGCCTCGCTGGCTGGATCAGGGCATTCCGGTACGGCTCATGGTTACGCAAGGCGAATTTCAGGAGCACGTCATTTTCGGCCGCGAGGCCGGATGGCATCTCAAGGATGTCAAGGTTATCATGCAGAAAGGCATCGGTATCGGAGCCGCGAGGCGTTCCTGCGTTATTCACGCAAGACGGTACGGCCTAGAGTCCATCATCATGACCGATGATGACATGAAGCCGGTATCCGACGTGAGGCCGCTCCTGACGGAGGCTGCGCGGCCTGGCGTGCTCGGTGTCGGTGCTGTCCGGCCGATTCACGATCACTTCACGCATGGCGCGATCTCGCGCAACAAAGGCGTGATCCTCTGCCCCGGAGGCTGGGGATTCCAGCTATTCGGCCTCAACGTCCGGACGGCCTCCCAGATCGGCAATTTCGATGCCCTGCTTCACTCGTACGGCGAGGATGCGGAGCTATGCCGGCTAGGGATTAGCAAGGGAATCCCGTGGCGTGCTCACTGCGATGTGAGGTGCGATTCGATCGGAGCCCGGTACGCTCCCGGAGGTATCAATGCGAGGTTCCGGACTCCGGAGCTACGTACCGAGGCAGAGTATGCCTGCCTGTTCCGGATTCACCAGCGCTGGCCACGGTACACAAATCCACCCAACAGGCCGCTCCGGGTAGCCTGGCAGAGGATGCTTAACGACTTCATCCCGGACTGGCGCGAGCGGAGCGCACTCCACGGAGGCTCGCTGTGGCCCGGAGCGGCCCAGAGCCAGCCGGAGAGCGCATCGAGGGCCTAGGCCGGTACGATCGGAGCCGGAGGCCGGAGAATCGCTCTCTGGCCCGTAGGGAAGGGAACGGAATGAGACGGCTAATCCTCGCGTTCGTGCTCTCTGTCTCGCTCGCTCTCGGAGCCTCCCTGGCTCTGGCGGGAGCGGCTAGGGCCTCATCGTCTGCCGTGCCGACTGATGGGGCCTGCCCTTACTGGCAGCAGGGTTTCTACAAGGCCGTTAACGGCTATATCTACCAGTGCCAGTACATACCGGGTATCGGGTGGATGTGGGTCCTGATCGGCTACGTCCACTGTGGGCCGGCCATGCCAACAAAGCAGAATTCGCCTAGCCGCTGCGTCTAGTGCATTTTCCGTTCGCCTTCCGGTCCAGACTGGAGTAGACTTGGGCCGGAAGGCGACGATGAGAGGCGACGATGAAGGCAGCGATCACGACGGACGGCAAGCGGATCATGGCGCGTATCGACTACGCGAACGGGCACGGCCCGAAGCTTGCCAAGCAGGTTCCCGGAGCCCGTGCGGACTGGGACAAGACCGTCACTCCAAACGTGTTCAAGGGCTGGGTCTACCCGCTCTCGATGGAAACGTGCCGGGCATTCCGCCGCGTATTTGGCGATGAGCTGACCGTGATGCCGGTCCTCGCGCGCTGGGCACAGGAGGAAGTCAGCCGTGAGCGGAGCCTGGAGACGCTACGCGAGGAAGCGATTGAGGCCGTTGACCTCTCGCGGGTAGCGGAGCGGGCTCCCAAGCTCTACGCGGCTCTACAGACTCGCCGGTACCAGATTAGCGGCACCGGCTTCATCCTTACCGGCCGCGATGTCATCCTGGGCGATGACCCAGGCCTAGGCAAGACTCTACAGGGCCTCGCGGCGGTGGTTCAGGCCGGTAGCAACCGTATCCTCGTGGCGTGCCGGCGTACGGCTACCCGTACCGTGTGGGAGCGGGAGACGGCCCGGTGGACTCCGCATATCAAGACGTTCGTGGCGCAGGGCTCGCGGACGGAGCGGATGGCGACGATGGCCGACTTCTGGATGGCCGGCCCTGGCCCGAAGATGCTGATTATCAACATCGAGATGATCCGGGCGAAGCGAATCGAGACGTGCCCTGAGACCAACGGCGACTGCCGTTACAAGGGCCGTCCGCCAGCGGGCCACCCCAAGCACAAGATCCACGCGGAGCCGCAATGGCCGTTCCTGACCGATAACGAGTGGGACGCGATCATCCTTGACGAGTCGCACAACCTGCTCGCGTCTACCGCGAACGTCCAGAGCAAGCGGATCACGCAGCAGCGTTTCGGCGCGATGCAGCTCCGTAAGCGGCTCGTTGATGGCGGGCTCGCTATCGCGATGAGTGGGACTCCGTTCCGGTCTAAGGTCGAGAAAGGCTGGGGCACGCTTAACTGGCTCCGGCCGGATGTCTTCAGCTCGTACTGGCGGTTTGCCGAGACGCACTTTGGCGTAGAGGAAGGCCGCTGGGGGAAGATTGTAGGCGGCACCGGCCCGGACGGCAAGCCTGTTAAGGTCCTGGAGCCGAGAGATCCTGAGGCCTGGGACCGGATGCTGCGGCCGTACTACCTCAAGCGGACCAAGGCCGACGCTGCGCCGGATCTCCCTCCCATTCAGTACGCCGGAACGCCCATCGACCCAGACGATGACGAGTCGCCTAGGTACGTCCAGATAGACATGCTCCCGGATCAGGCCAAGCTCTACTGGCAGATGGAGGCTGAGGCTGAGGCGAACCTCCCGGAGGGCCGTATCACGGCTACCGGCGTACTCGCGGAGATTACGCGGCTACGGCAGTTCGCGAACGGCTCCGGCTCTCTAGCGGAAGGCCGCAAGATCATTCCGGCCCTACCGTCGAACAAGATCGAATGGCTTATCGAGTTTATGCAGGAGCGGATGGACTCCGGAGCCAAGGTCGTTATCGCGAGCAGCTTCACGGAGTGGGTGGAGTTTACGGCCGATGTACTCCGCGACCAGCTTGGCCTAGAGGTCCATACGCTTACCGGCGCGACCTCTGACCGTGACCGGGCTCGCCTAGTCGAGAGGTTCCAGGACCCAGATGACAAGCTCTCTGTAGTCGTTATCAACCGGGATGCCGGTGGCGAGTCGATTACGCTCGATGCGGCGGATGAGATGGTTGTCCTTGACCTCCCGTGGGTTTCCGACCGGGATGAGCAGCTCAACGCGCGGATTCACCGGGTATCCCGGATACATCAGGTCATCGTCTACCGGCTCGTTTCTGTGGGTACGGTCGATGAGTGGATGGCCTCCCTAACGGATGAGCAGCGCGCAGTAGTCATGGGCGCGAGCCCGCGTAAGCTCTCGGAGCTAGCAATAGCAGGGAAGGCGGCGTGATGGTAGAATTCAAGGCTACGCAATGGAATCCGGGCCAGGACGATTCCTGGTATGAGGCTATCGCGGATGCGCTCCGGATTATCGGCAAGCGCTGGTATGATGACGTGACGCCGGAGGAAGATGCGTTTGTCCTCGCGTACGCGGATACGGTAGCGGAGAGGCCGGAGAGTGAGCGATGAATAAGTACCTGATACGGCTGAACGGGATGCCATTTTTCTGGCTAACCTGTCCGTACTGGATGAGCCCTACTGCAGCGGCTAGGGATTACCTCCTGACCGGGAACCTCCCGGACGGCGTGAAGGTGGAATCATGCCCATCGTAATCCCTAGGCCGGAGACGGCGAACGTACTGGAGCTAATTGAGGCCCTGAAGGCCTGGTTCCCGGAATCGGTCATCCGTGACACTATTATCCCGTATACCGTTCAGGAGCAGAAACGGCTGGGCTCCGGAAGGGACTGGAAGGCCGGAGACGATGGCGGATTTGTGACTATCCGCTATTTCGGCCTCTCGCGATTCAGTCTAGAGGACCATACAGGAAATACGCATGAGAAAGGACTAGCGAAACGAGTGCCCTCGCGATATAGTTCAGGTAAGGCTACCTCAAGGAAACGGAGAGAGAGAATGGCAACCGCACGAGGCCGCAGGACGGCTCCGGTAGAGCCGGAGCCCACATCGGACGGCGAACCGGATTTCGAGATCTACCTCACCAAGGACCTGTCCGCGACGATGACCGACTACGGCACGTGGTTCGAGGAAAACGTGGCCGACCTCGACAAGGTGGATCCCGCGCGGCTCCTGGCCCTGGGTTCCACGCTGTACCCGTACTTCCAGAAGTCGGACTTCAACGTCCAGCGCCGACAGGAGCGGCGTGACGCTCGCGCTGCGGAGTCCACCCCGGAGCCCACTCCGGAGCCCACTCCGGCGAGGCGCGGCAGGGGCAAGGGCAGCGCCGGTACCAAGCCAGCCGCTCCCGCTGGCCGGCGAGGCCGTGGTGGCCGGCAGACGGCCGGCAGCGCCGCTGCCTACTAGAACCTAGGCCCAGCTGCTTCCACGGACGGACGGCTGGGCCTAGGCCCGTTACGGGGCATCCTGAGCGTTCCGTCCGGAGGGAACAGGCCCCACTCCGGACGGAGCCCTGAGGGTGAAGGCAAAAGGAAAGGCGAGGCGAATGGATCAGCTTCCTATTCTCCGGACGTCAGAGCGTGCGGCCGCAAAGCGCTGCATGTTCCGTTGGTGGCTGGAGTACCGGGAAGGCTACCGGCCGCGCCACGTCCAGGCGGATGCGCTCTGGTTCGGGATAGGGATTCACGAGGCCCTGGCGAAGTGGTACCTGAAGGGTAAGCGTCGCGGCCCGCATCCGGCCGATACCTGGAATGCCTGGGTGGGCGATGAGATTGCGTTCGCGCGTACCTATCTTGACGATACGTTTGATGAGCCAGTATGGGTCGATGCCGCAGAGCTAGGCGAGTCCATGCTTGAGGCGTACGTAGATTATTACGGCAAGGACCCGCAGTGGCATGTTATTGCGGTTGAACGGCCTTTCCGTGTCCGGATTATCCGGAAGGGAAGGCCTGTTGCTATTTTTGCCTCCCGCTGGGATGCGGTGATCCGCGATCTCGTGGACGGCCGGATAAAGCTACTTGAGAACAAATCGGCCGCACAGATATCGACGGCCTACCTTGAGCTTGACGATCAGGGCGGAAGCTACCTAGCCGTTGCCTCGCAGATTCTCAAGGCGGAAGGCGTCCTGAGGAAAGGCGAGGAAATCGAGGGAATTGTCTATAACTTCCTCCGGAAGGCGATGCCGGATCAGAGGCCAAGGAATTCGCAGGGCCTGTACCTGAATAAGGATGAGACGGTAAGCAAGAAACAGCCACCTCCGATGTTCGTACGTGAGCCTGTTACCCGCTCGCGCGAGGAACAGCATACTCAGCTGGACCGGATAGCCGATGAGGTTGCCGTCATGAATGCCGTCCGCGACGGTACCATCCCACTAACCAAGACGCCTACTAAGGACTGTCCGCGCTGCCCGTTCTGGGGCCCATGCGTACTCCACGAGCGCGGAGCCGAATCGTATAAGTCAGTACTCCAGAGCAATTTCATCCGTGTAGACCCGTACGAGGATATGAGGAAATCAGCATGAAGAGACTGTACTTTGCGGCCCATTACGCGCGGAACGCGGAAATGCGTAATTACCGGGATAGGCTGACGCCTTTCGGCTATGAGGTTACCTCGCGCTGGATCGATCAGCACGGAGGCTCGCTCACGGAGGCTCTAGGCGAGTCTGACCTGAACGCAGACCCTAGTCTCGGGACTCCGTACGCAGAGAAAGATATTGCGGACATAGTTGCGGCCGATACCGTTATTAGCTTTACCAACGGACAGGGCCGTGGCGGGCGGCACGTCGAATTCGGTATTGCCTGGGCCCTTCAGAAGCAGCTCATCATTATCGGGCCACGGGAACACGTATTCCACTGTCTTCCTGGAATCCATTGCTGGCCTAACTTCACCGAATTCTATTACAACCTCGTGATTGGGGCGACAGGATAATGGCTCTTACCGGCGAGCGAGCCTCGCGTCAGACAGCAAAGCAGGCCAAGGAAGCTCCGGCCGCGATGGTCGAGGCAGAAGTTGACATCGTGATTGAGGATCTCGCGACTTCTCACGAGGATGCCCCGATCAACATTATTCTCCACGGGCCTTCCGGCCATGGCAAGACGATGCTTGCTGGGGGAGCCGCGAACGGCGACAGGCGTGTGGTCTTCCTCTCGACTGAGGTGGAGGGTATCGCCTCGCCCCGTTCGGTCGGCTCGCAGGCAGAGCTTATCCGCTGTCCTGGATGGGAAGCGGCCGTTGCCGGAGTCCGCTGGGCGGAACAGAACCTGGTTCACGGTGACTGGCTCGTTATCGACTCCGCTACGGTCATGCAGGAAATGTACATGCGGTGGATTCTGGAGGTAGAGAACAGGCTCAACCCGAAACGTGACCTAGACATTCCGGCCGTCCAGAACCACCAGAAGTACCAGAACGGCTTCAAGCGGTGGTCTGGCCGGATTATCTCGATGCCGGCAAACGTCATTTACATCACGACGTCAATGTCGGTTGATGACGCGGAGGGAGAGCCACGCGTTATCCCGCTGCTACTCGGGAAGAAAAGCGAGATATCAGACGCTATTTCCTCTCAGTTCTCCGTCGCGATATACTACGCGGTAGCGCGGGAATCGAAAGAGATGACCGGCGAGATTACAAGGCGAGCCCTCTGCCAGCCGCTACCGCCATGGTTCGCAAAGGATAGGTATTCTGCGCTAGGCAAGACATGGGACGTGGAGGAAGGCGATTACTTCGCAATGGCGCGGATGATCGAGGCAATCGAGAATTCGCTCAAGAAAGGCGATGTAGGTGTCACGGAAGATGCCGGAACCGGAAGGCGAACGGCTCGCAGACCCGTACGGTCAGCCAGCCGAGTGGCTACGCAAACACGCCGCCAGGCGTCATCCGCTACTCCGGTACGTAACCAAGGGAGAACACGAGGCCGATCATAGGCTACATCAGGCAAATCTAGACCACTATCACGAAAGGACTACCTAGTCATGGCAAGACTCAAGACGGAGGATGTCGCCAGTCTCGATGTCAAGGAACTGGAGGAACAGGAATACTCCACCGAGACGTACGACAGCTATGCCGGCGAAGTCCCTCCGGTCGGCACGGAGCTATTCGCCTACGTCAAGCGGATGTGGTGGACCCGCACCGCGACCAAGGCCGACGGCTCCGGGAATGACCCGATGCTGAAGATCCTCACGGTGGCCGGCGACAACGATGGCGAGCTGGCCGAGTTCAACGGCTGCACGTTCTGGCTCAACGCTCCGCTTATCGCCGGAGCCAAGTTCCGCTGGGACCCGTTCCTCAACAACTTCGGCATCTCGCTCCGGGCGATCAAGGCCCGCAAGGTCGAGGTCGAGGACAAGCCCGACCAGAACGGTGCGCCTATCGTCAGCATCGACGGCTTCC